TGGCAGCGTGAATTGTGCGATGAGTTCCACCAGCATAACCGCCATGCCATTTCATCCGGCCATTCATCCGGCAAAAGCGCGTTTACCGCCGGCATAATCCAGTATTTCATCTGCGTACATTCTGATCCGCAAATAATCGTTACCGCTAACACTGAAAAGCAGCTCGCCCAAAAGACTTGGCGAGAGTTGGCGAAGTGGTGGAACAACAGCCTAGTAAAAGACTGGTTCGAGTGGTCGGCAACCACGTTTTCCCTGAAGGGAGCGAAAGAAACATGGTTCGCCGCTGCAGTTCCAAACACTCCACACAACTCCGAGTCGTTCGCCGGGGCGCATGAAAAATATGTGCTGCAGGTGTTTGATGAGGCGAGCGCGGTTGAGCGGTCTATCTGGGAGGTTGCGGAAGGCGCTACAGCTACCGAGGGCGGATATCGGAAGTGGCTGGTATTTGGGAACCCGACCAGGCCGGATGGCGCGTTTTATGACTGTTTCCATAAGCGCCGGCATCGGTGGAATGGAAAGTATCTCGATACCCGTAAATGCAAGTACGCCGACCAGAAGCAGATTGCCGAATGGGCAGAGGACTACGGGGAGGACTCAGACTTCTTCAGGGTCCGTGTCCGCGGGCTGTTCCCGCAGCAGGCAGTGGTGCAGTTGATAGGCAGGGGTTTGGCCGAAGACGCAGCGGGAAAACATATACCTGAAGCCTCGTACTGGTTTGCGCCGAAAATCCTTACCTGTGACGTGGCGAGGTTTGGCGATGATGCAACGGTAATTTTCCGCAGGCAAGGGTTGAAGACCTGGAAACCAATGGTCATGCGCGGAAGGGATACGATGTACGTTGCGGAGAAGATCGCGCATGAGATCCAGGACTGGAGCCCGCAAGCGGTATTCGTTGATGAAACAGGGTTGGGGGCTGGAGTGGTTGACCGGCTGCGGCAGCTCAAATACAAAGTGACCGGCGTAAACGGCAGCAACTCCCCGGATGACCCTCGCCACCTCAATAAGCGAATGGAGATGTGGTGGGAGCTGCGGGAATGGCTGGAGTCTGGTGGAAGCATACCTGACGACCAGCAGTTGATTGACGACCTGACCGCTCCTGAATATTTCATCACCGGTAAGGGCAAGATGCAGCTCGAAAGCAAGGACTCTATCAAGCTGCGTGGCCTGCCGTCACCTGACCATGCAGACGCATTGGGGTTATCGTTTGCGTATCCGGTTCAGGCTGCAGAGCCAGAGCGGCTACTGAGTCAAGCGGAAAAGGATTGGCGGAAGATTACCGGAATGGAAGAGGCAGCCGGAACCGCCTGCATCATGGATTGAGGATGAGACAATGACAACCTGGGAAATCATAGCATTGATAGCGGTAGGAGTCGGTGGCGTTGTATTCCTCGGCCTGCTGCTGCTCGGCGCCGTAGCAATCGGAGCCTATGCAGTCTACCGGACAAAGCGTGAGGATGGCTATATCATGGGGCCGCGACCTTCGGATGATACCGGGACGGCTGTGCACCTGGAGGACGTTGGCGCGTTTGATGATGCAGAGGAAAAGCCGCTGCCGGAAGAGCTACTGACCAGCAACCTGCGATTCCGCGAAATATTCGGAGGTAAGCAATGAGTTTTCCCGGGATGCCGACGATAATCTACGATGTGATCTGCGACGGCTGCGGGCAGAGCTTCCATGAGACGCGGCCCGGGTACGACCCGAAGCAGCCGGCAAAGGGCTACAATTTCAGGATGAAGCAGCCCTGGCGCGGATACGGGTGGTCAAGTTTCCCGGAGAACGAAGATTCTGTATACGGTGCGCTGGAATGCCCTGGATGCGGGACGCTGTACGGCAATGGTTCAGGATTCCCGAAAATCAAGGCAAGGGAGACTGTTGCTATCGTGCCAAATGAGATATTCCAGGCAGCGCATGTCACCGGCGAGATCAAGCGTAAGGGCGGCCGGCCGCGCAAGGGTGAAGTTAATGGCTGATAAGAAGTGGTCATTGATCAACCCGCCGCCCGCTGGCCACAAAGACGTGGCAAAGTGGGCATGGGGACTGTTCGAGAACTCCCGGGACGAAAAGGACCGGATTAAGTTGCCGGACACATGGAAGCGGAACTATTCGCTCTACCGCGGGGACCACTGGGGGCAGAAGAAAAAAAAGAACACGATCAGCGTCAACCTGTTTTTCTCGAATGTGCAGCGGACGGTCGCCAATATCACCAGTCGGAAGCCGATTGCCGAGTGCATTGACTTGGACGGGATCGGGGACGGCGCCGACAAGACGCTGACCGCCATGCTCCGGAAATGGTGGGAGGATTCAGCGCAGCAGCCAAAGTTGCGGACCACGACCCTGAAGAGCGAGAAATACGGGATTACGACTGAGAAAGCGTACTGGGACGCGCAGAAAAAGCAGCCTGGCATTATTGTGCTCGATCCGTTCGCCTGTTTTCCGGCGCCGGGTTATTACGAGGACATCGGGGCGGATATGCCCTATTTCTGCCATGCGTACCCGGATAGCTGTGAGGCCCTGGAAGCAAAGTACGGGGTCGAAGATGTCAAGCCGAGCGAGGTTTATTCAATTCTCGGGGAAGACCGGGAAGAGTATGCGCCAACAGTCCGTGCCGGAGATTACACCGTCCAGGGCAAGGTGGTCCTGAATACGCTTGACAAGGCTGGAACCGAATACCGGGACAACCGGGCGCTGGCCGTTGAGGTATGGGTAAGAGATCCGACGAAGGTCAAGATATGGGAGACAAAAGAAATAGGGAAGGATGCCGAAGGCAAGCCGATAATGGGGGAAGTTGAGGTCGAGAAGCTGAAATACCCGGGCGGTATCCGGGTAATCACCGTGACCAATGAGGGGCAACTTCTCCTGGCCGACCTGGCGAATCCTTCGATAAACCTTGAGCTGAACGAGGAGCTGGTTAAAACCTGTTACCTGTTTGACCGGCTCCCATTCTACAAGGCCAACAGCTACGACGATACAACATCGATATGGGGATTCTCGGCAGCGGACCAGACGGCGGACCTGATTTTCAAGATTGATGAGATCGTTTCCAGGATAATCAAGTATTTCATGCGGTCGATGACCGGAATTCTGGTTATTCCGCCAAAGTCCGGAATTACCAAGGACAATCTAAGCAGCGAGCCGGGACTTGTGCTTTTCCCTGCGACAGCAGAAGCGGCGGCCGGTATTCGTGTTGTGCCAATGCCATCAATGAACGGGCAGATGTTTCAGGTGCTCGACATGCTCATGGGCTTATTTGATCGGGTCTATGCCATCCAGGACGCCGACCGCGGGGCGAACCCTCCGGGCGTCCGGGCGGCGAGCGCGATTGTGGCCCTGCAGGAGCGCAATCAAGTCCTCATCCAGCACAAAATCAATGCGATTGACTACATGGTGAGCCAGCGCGGAAGCTGTGCAATCAGCATGTGGCAGAACCATGGGCATGACGCCGGACTGGTAGATGTCGAGGGCGAGGCCGTGCCGTTCCGGGGTGTTGAGTACCTGGGGCGGAAGTTTGCCTACATGGTCGAGGCAGGTAGCACGATTCACAAGACCGAGCTGCAGCGCCAGGAGCAGGCTGTCGAACTGTTCGGCAAGAATGCGATTGATCAGCAGGCTTTACTGGAGACGCTGAACTTCCCAGGGCACAAGCAGATCATCGAACGGATGGGCGAGAAGCAGCTTGAACAGGCGATTCAGATATTGATTCAGGCAGGATTTCCGGAGGACCAGGCGCAAGAGCTGTTGGCTGTATTGATGCAGCCGCAGGGCGGGCCGGGGAATGGGCCGCAGGACAGCCCGATAAGTGCGCAGCCAAAACCTGGGGTGCCGGTGGCTTACCAGGGGGAGACTGAGCAGTAACGAGAGGGAGGAAATAATGGTTCAGTTATCGGATGCAATGCTTGAACAGGTAATCATGGGGATGCAGGAACTTCGGGAAAGTCGCGCTGAAAAGCACGCCGCTGCTCAAAAGCAGCTCGCGGAGTATCAGGGGGAGTTGGCCAGGCAAATCAATGAGATCAACGAGAACATCTGGAAAAGTTCCCCGTTTTCTGCCATGGGTGCCAGCGTTGGCGAAAGCACTTCACGCACAGAAGATTTCTCGCACGGGTACGAATATCACCACGCCGAAGAGACGAAAGTCAGCCAGCGCGACTTTGACCACCTGCTGCGCACCGTGAATGATCTGGAGAAAAACAGCACCACCAATCTTCAGTTCCAACAGTTCAGGCACGACATGGAAATGCAGATCGAGCGGATGAAGCATGTGATCAGCACGCTGGAGGATAAAATGGGCGGCCGGTGCTATCCCACGATACATGCCAACAGCACAATGACGGGAGAGGACGGGCGCAAATTGCCATGACCTACGAATACCACTGCAAAACCTGCGATGAAACGGTTGAGCATATCTGCAAGATGACCGACAAGCCGAAGCACGTCAAATGCCCGGAGTGCGGCGGGATGTGTAAGCCGATAATGCCGAAGGTGGGGAGCATGTTTCCGCAGGGGCGGTGCAAGGGCGGGTATGAGAGGAGTAAATTCTGATGGCCCCGATGTACGACTATTCTTGTCATGATTGCCACAAGACCTTTGAGCGGTTTTTCCGAATCGAGGAACGCAAACAGTTTGAGATATGCCCGGAGTGCGGGGCAAGTGCTGAGAGGACTATTTCAGCGAATATACAAAGAGATGAGCCGCCGTGGTTATCTTCGGCGACCGCCAACCTGCTCCCCAAGGGGACCGATGTGCGCCCGATAACTGACAGAGTGGCTTATAAGCGATACCTGCGCGACAATAACATTGTTGAAGCCGGGTAAGGGATTCCGCGCCCCTGAAGCGTGGCAAAGTAAATGGCGGGACAAGGTGTGCGCCCCCCGCTGGAGGAACGAGAGATGAAAGACAATAACATTATCCCTGCCGGCTCACTGCCCCCTGAACCAGTTCAGGATAAGGCTGTTGAAACACCAGCGCAGGCGGAAGCCCGCCTTTACGCAGGTACATTCAAGTCTCCTGATGAACTGGAGAAAGGATATACCGAATTGCGTTCAGCGATGGGCAAACAGTCCGGTGAACTTGGCGAACTGCGCGGCAAGACCGCTGCTTACGAGCAGATGCTAAGCCAACGCGCTGAGAGCCCAGCACCGGCCAAAAAAGAGGAAGCCCCCGTTGACTATGACGGGATGCTTTCCTCCCTGGCGAAACAGTACGAGGACGGAGATATCACGTTTGCCGAAGCGATGAAGCAGGGCAACCAGATTACCGCCCAGCAGGTTGCGGGAATGACCCAAAAACAGGCACAGGTGGAAATCGACCGGCTGCGGGGCGAGTTCAACAACACCCTGGCTGATCGTGACATGCAGAC